AGACCCCTAAGGGTCTCCCGGCACTTGTGCTACTCTCAGTTGATAAGACTGAGAGCCTCCCCTTCCACCAACCGGTGGAAGGACCTACTATCCCGAAGGATAGTTCCATGGGCTTCGTTACTGAGACCAGGAGACACCCAAATGCGCCTTTCGGGCGTACTTGGGAGCCTGTCTGGAGCCCCGGATGGATCACGAAAAACGTTGATCCAAACGGGACATATCTCGGTAGCTTACAAGCCTCGACTCAGGAGACGTACAGTTTTAGAACTGGACGTCGGGCAGAACAGGGTGATGCTCAAGAGGAAGCACTGCTTAGTTCCGAAAACCAGGCGGCTGTGTTTGGCCACTTGGCTCAAGAATATAAACAGGCTCCTCAGACATCCTACGATACCGGTCATGAGTTCAAGACCACTCAGAAATTTGTGATCTTGACTCCATCTTTCGATGAAAGATGGAAACTCTATGGCTACGATTATCGTTACGTGGGGCCGGTTTATGCCGACTCCGCGTATACGTCAGGGACGTTCCTTAGTACTCCGGGATCAAACCCGGGCTACTATGGTCCGAAAGCAATTGAAAATTGCAAACCCCTGAATCCTGTTGTGGACCTCGCGGTAGGCCTTGCTGAGCTTAAAAGAGAAGGGTTCCCAGTAATGGGTTCCGCTCTCTTTGACGCTATACGCAGGGGCAAAAGTATTCGACAGATCTACGGTGTAGCATCTGAAGAGTACCTCGCCTGGGAGTTTGGGGTTAAACCCTTGCTCTCAGACTACCTTGGCACGATCGAAGCCTTCGCTGTTATGGAGGCTAAGATGTTTCGTGCCGTTGAGGACAGCGGTAAATTACTTCACCGCTCCTACTCCTTTCCCGTTGAACGCACCTCGTCCGTACTTCAGGCGAGTGGTACCGGTTTACTTGGTACCATTTCGCCCTCTAGTACTTCATGGGGCATGTTTAATGGGAGTCGTAATGGAGTCCAGTCCCGCGAATGGGTCACGTCTAAACGTGTCTGGTTCGACGGGGCATTCACATACTATTACCCCACCGGGGATTCACTCCTCGATGTGGGTAAGAGAGCAGACTTTTTGTTAAATCAATTAGTCGGCCAGCGTATCGACGCTGATGTGTTATGGAATCTCCAACCATGGAGCTGGCTCGCCGATTGGTACGTTAACATTGGAACGAACATTGCCAATGCTAGCGCACTAACAGAAGACGGGCTGGTGATGCGATATGGCTATCTCATGACCGAAACAATTTCGGACCATGTGATAACCATCAACGGACCCCGGACAAAATCCGGTTACGCTGGCCCCTTCAAGACTATCTATAGAACGGTAGTCAAGGAGAGGGTAAAAGCATCCCCTTACGGGTTTGCCCTTAATCCGAGCGGATTTACTGCTCGGCAATGGGCAATCCTTGCCGCCTTGGGATTCACTAAGGCGCCAGGGGCCCTCCACTAGAATTCTCTAGTAGGGGGTTGGCTGATTAGTGTCGGGCAACAATTTCCGACACTAGTCCTAACTGCAAGGACCAGTGTTTTATGTTTGCTGACCCGCAGTCAGTCACGATCAATGCGGTTCCGATCTCGCTTCCGCGAGTCTCGGTTGGCGACAACTTCGGAAAGTATCTTTCCGCTGATGGAGCCGTGTCCGAGACCGTCAAGCACACTTATGGAAAGCGTGCTCGGCGGACGGTCCGCATCAATCACAGTAAGGTTGCGGTCGATCCGTTGATCCCGACAATGAACGCGCCGTACAGTATGTCTTGCTATCTTACTGTCGATGCGCCCAACGTTGGGTACACGGTTGTTGAGCAGAAGTACGTCGTCGACGGATTTCTTGCTCAGCTTCAGGCCACTTCCGGACTGCTCATCACCAAGATTCTTGGTGGCGAGGGCTGACATCTCCCTTTGGGAGTCCCAAATGTTGTGGAGGTCCCCCCCTCAAGGGGGGATCTCCCAACATTGGGTCGGCTTGCATAAGACTATGGATTAACCCACCCAACTAAGAAAGCTGGGGAGTTATGAAAAGCCTTATGCTGATCCTGCAGGCGGTGCTCAAAGATCTGAGCACCTGGTGTTGCACAAGTACCACGGCTGATCTCAAAACGATCAGCCGTCGCGTTGAAGACGAGGGGTTATCGTTTCTCACGATAACCCTGGCAAACTTTGGAAAAGACTTCCAAAAAAGTCTTGACCAAGGTTTTGTCGGCTCCGACCAGTTCACCGGTTTCCGGCGATCTGGGGGTCTCCCGAGTTTGTTCTCGGGTTTCCTTTGCCGTGTCTTCGACAAGAGTTCGGGTCGATTGTTTGACGAGCCGGACATCGAATCAATCCGAGCCATACGTCAGATTACTCTGATGTGGGCAAAGATTGAACTTCCCTGTTCTGAACAACGGAACAAGAAAGCGATATCTGACTATGTCAAATGTGAAGCTGATGTTAAAGCTGCTGATCGTGCTATTAGTAATGATCTCCTATTGGAGTTTACTACTGCTAGCACTCAGCTATGGGCTGAGATCCTCTCAGATGTAGACTACCAAGTCTACAAAGGGGAAGTAATCCCCTCCCACGGGCCAGGTAGCACCGCTGATTCCCTGATGGGAAACCAAAAGTGGAACCAGCGATCATGGACCGAGCGTTTGGACAGCATCTTTTCGATTGAAGAGATGCTTATCCCAAATGTCCGGCACCATGAACTGCTTGACCGCATTAACATCAGTGAACCTGGTGAAGAATTACCGGCTAAGGTAATTCTTGTACCTAAAACGCTGAAAACACCTCGTGTAATCGCAAAAGAGCCAACTGTCATGATGTTCATGCAGAAGGCAATCGCGCGATCTATCACGATTTCTGTCGAGAGCTATAACCACTCGCGGCAGATTTTCGGATGGCAGGATAGGGTCCATAACATGGACCTAGCCCGTCAAGGATCCAGCGATGGATCCCTTGCTACACTCGATTTGAGTGAAGCATCCGATCGTGTTTCCAATCAGCACGTACGTGCGCTACTCGCTCACTACGGTTCCCTTCGGGAAGCCGTAGAAGCTTGCAGATCACGGAAGGCTGAAGTACCTATTGGGCCGGAAAGAAAAACCATAATCCGACTCAGTAAGTTCGCGTCTATGGGTTCAGCGCTAACGTTTCCCTTGGAGTCAATCGTCTTCGCG